TAGTTCTCGGACTCCCTGCCTTTCTCTATGTTTTTGTTTTGTTTACTGATCTTGTTATAGGCTGAGATGCTAGAGATACTTTGCTCTAGCTCTAGTTGTTTCTTGCTAGGCTCAATCATTTAATACATCAACTACAGAGTGCAAAGCTAAAGGTTGTAAATGTGCATAAATCATGGTGGTCTTTATGTCTTTATGTCCTAGCCAATCTTTAATCAAAAGAAGTGGAACTCCTCTTTGAGCAAGCCTTGAGCCACAAGTATGTCGGCATAAATGTAAAGTGTAATATTTTTTATCAGCATAACCTAAGTCTTTTCTAACCTTTTGCCATATAGAATTAAGCCAAGAGTAATCAACATCAAATAATTTATCAGTATCATTACAACATTCATAATAAGGTTTTAAAACTTCTTGTACTCTATCTGTCATAGGTACAGCTACAGCTTGTTCATTCTTTCTTTCGTTAAAATTTATTTGATTATTTTGATAATCAACAAATCTTTTTTCTAATCCCAAAAACTCGTTTACCCTACACCCTATGTCTATCAAACAAGCAACTATATCTCTAGCCTTTTTTTGTTCAATATCTGTAAAATACCAAAGCAATTTTTTTTCCATATCTTTAGTTAAATAATGTACCTTTTGCTTTTTATCTTTTAATCTTCTTGGAAAAGAAACGTCTTGTATAAATCCATCTTCAATCATTTCATCTAAAACAGTTTTAAGATAACCTACCTTTATGTTGGTTACTTGCTTGCTATTTTTTCTCGTAAATCTGTGATAATCCATTATCTTTTTTATATGCTGTTTAGTAATTTTATTTACTGGTAAATTACCTATAGCTTTGATGTTATACTTCATAGCTATCAAAAAATTTGTAGCTGAATCTTCTCCGTTATATCTTCTCTTATACACAAGGTTAGTTGCTTCGGAAAGCGTAGGCATTTTAGTTTTCATGGTGGTTCTTAGTTAGGTGTTAGGTCATCTATCATTTCAAGATAGCCCTGTTTACCAAAGGCGATAAGATCAGGGATTGTATATTCTCTTGTGGTAAATCTATGACCACAAGAAAGACACACCCTACGCCTATAGACATAAGGTGTGATGCTTTTGTTTCGGAAGCCTTTAGTTTGTTCAGCTTTTCTATAAATAGTTTCCCGAACTTTTATCTCTAGACCTCCGCACTTCTCACACTTCATAAATCTTGCTCCCAAAATTTAATAAGTTGTTTTAATTCAGCAATCCTTTTCTTGGCTACTGATGTCTTCTCAGCTTTTCGTATGCTGATTTGTTTCAGCATGGCTTGAGTTTCTTTGTTGATCTCTTCCATAAAATCCATTTCAATATCAAATAAAAAAAGAAGGTTTTATCGTAAACCTACAACGATTGAGTCGGGCGGTAGTGCTGTTGATGCGAGGTACGAGAAAGCACATGGCGACAAGTGACTATGAATTGTGTCAGTTCACCTCGCAAACCTATTAAGTTATAGAGGTGTTAAAGCTAGTTCTTAATCGTGGAACTAGCAAGCGATTGTATTTCGGGGAGTTGATGCAAACTGCATGACGTAACGGGAAGAAGCCTAGTTTAAGTAGGACTTACACATAAAGATGCCTACAAGCTAGTCTTCATCTGGTGGTTTTATTCTTGGGATAGTACCACCATCTTTTTCTATCCGCACTACTTGTTTCTTTGCACCATCAACAGCAGATGAAATAAAGGCATGGCGACCTTGATTAGAATGAAGTCTATCTTTGTCATACTGACTAAGATTATCTTCATCAATCCTATTAAACATTTTTCTAGTGGCTCTTTTATGTATGTTCAAACCTGTGTAAGCTCTCTTATCAAGATAAGATACAGCTTCTTCGTCAGTTAAAATATACAAAGAACCTTTGTCTTGTCTAATAACTAAAGGTTTACCTATTGAAACCCTGCTTTCATCTATCCACTCTTTAACTTGTAAAGACCTAAAACTAATATCTCTATTAGAATGATTAGATTTAGGGATAAATCCTTTTGTTGATAAAAGAAAGTACATCTCTTCTACCTTTTCAGCATCAATGGTTTGACCTTTTTTAAGTTCTCGCCAAGCGATACCACAAATTTGGATAGGATAATCTTCAGCGTTAGGTTTCATTCGTCTACCTCCTGTAAATTTGTTACGACAAACCTGCCATATCTAGGTCGCCAAGTGCCAAGTCCTTCAGCTTTACCTGCCATATTAGCTATACGTCTAAGTTGATCCATACCCATAAGCTCATCATCAATGATGAGATGAAAGGTAGCTGACCAGTTAGGAAACAATAATCTGTTTACCCAAACACCTCTTCTTGTAAAAGCTGCGAGTTGATACTTTGGTTCTCTTGAATTAATTAAATTCAAAGCATCTTTTTCCTCTGGTTTCTTTGCACCAAAATTAATCTCTGGATTAGTGTCAACAAAGATAGCTCTTGATACATCTTTACCAAGCTTCCATTTTTTAGCAGCTTCTTTTAAACATTTTTGTAAGTTAGCAGCAGGTAAATAAGGGTTGCTAAACCCTTCAAAGCTTACAGAGTTTTCACTTTCATCAAGTGTAACTTTACCTTCTTTCTTCCAATAGCCAGAGTAAAGCCAATCCAAAATACGAATAGCCCTATGGACTCCATCTGTTTTTGCATTACCTTTTTTATCTGTAAAGAAAGCCTTGTATTTTTGATGCTCTCCTATTGGGTCAGAGTAATTAACATTTCCACATAGTAAAGGTGTTGTACCTTCTACTGAAATGTTTACGAAGCGTTGTGTCATGGTTCTGTTTAGTTAGTTTTGATTTGGTTGATTGTTTTAATGATCTCTTTTTTAAAGAGTTCAATAGACTCATTCATTGAAAGGTTCCCACCTTTATCATGTGGTAGTTCTATTGAATAAGATTTATCGGTTAGTCTTGCAGCCTTGTTGAGTATTTCATCAAGTTCTGCAAGCGTCTGCCATTGTGATCTAGTCATCTTGATAAAGCTCCTACACTAAATCACAAATAATTCCTCTGAGAATGTTTCTTTTCTCAAAAGATTTGATGTGATTCATGGCATCAACTAAACCCTTTTGTGGGTCACGTTGACAGATCAAAGTTGCGATACCTCCTTTGTCTCGCTTCCAATCGTCATACACTCTGGTATGACAAAAGTTATTTCTGTACTCAAAAGTACAGCGTAGATCAGTAGCATCATCAAGACGTACTGTGATTGTTTTTAAACGATTCTTGGAATCGTATTCTTTTTGTGTTGTCAAGGCTTGTGGCTCCTGTAGTTTGGTTAATGGTATTTGGCATACCTGTATATAAGTATGCCAAAGGATAAAAGAAAAGTCAACCTAGTTTTTAAAATTAAGTTGACTTGTTGATGTCCAGCTATGGAAAACTAATCAAACAAATGTGCATTTTTAAATTTAAATGTAATAGATTTGTCAGGGTTTTCTCTGAAGTCAATGAACTGATAAGGACAATCTTTAAGCCAGAAATGATACTCAGCATTATTGTTGAGCCATTGAAAATAAACTCTTGTGCTTTTGTCTTTGTCTTGTTTAGTGGATTCCATTGTGGTTCTAAATGTAAGGTTTACAAGTGAAAGGTTTATGAGCCTTTCAGAGAGGGCTAGAAAGCCCTCTGAGAAAGATTCTAAGAACATAACTCGTAAGTCATGTGTGCTGACATCAATCCGCTTGATGTATGACTTACTCTGTAACCTAAGTTAATAAGCCTGTTATGTTCTCTATCGGCTTTTTTAATGCCATCGATACTTGACTCGTCATAAGTCCTGTAAATGTATTTTGATTTACTCATTACTTAGCACCTCTTTGTTTCTTAGCATCTTTAACCATTTTGTTAAATGCCTTTGATTGTTTTGGTGTCATGCCACAAAAGTAATTTAATAAATTACCCTCGTACTGATCGGCAAGTTTTTCAAAGTCTTTTAAGGTTTTGTTTTGTTTCATTTTGTGGTTCAAAATAAGGTTTGTAAGTGAAAGGTTTGAGAGCCTTTCAAGGTAGGCTTTACAGCCCACCTAGAAAGAATCTAATTGTTATCGAAATGATAAAGGATATTACTACCCATGATTTCGATTTCTTCACGTTGTCGCATCATGGCTAGATAACCTAGATCATGTTTTTCTGATTCATCTAAACATTCAACAGTAGAATAAATATCCTCAAAAGATGCTCTTGATGGTATTTCAGCAAGCCATTCAAAAAGAGAGCTATTAGAAACATTACAAAGATTGTCAGCAATGGACTCTCTTAAAGCATCTTGTAAGTTGTCGTAAGTAAGTTCTTCATCATCTGAATAATATTCAAGGAAACTTGAAACAAGATCTTTTATTGTTTCATATCTCCAATCATTTGGAAGTTCTCCCATGTGAAGTTCTTTTACTAAGTCTTGATACTTATTTTTAGATTCATCTTTTAAGAAAAAATAATGTGAATTATTTTCTCTTTTTTCTCCTTCAAAAGAATTATAGAAATCTTGTAATTGATCTCTTAGTGTTAATTCTGTTTGTGTTGTCATGGTTCGATTTGGTTTGTTTGGTTTGTAGAGTCTTAAGGACTCTTTAAAGCCTACTAAGTAAGCTTTAAGGAATCGTTATCCGTCAACTACAGTTATTAGCTCGTAAAAGCTTCCTAAGTTGTTTTGTGTCATGAAATCTATAAACTTTTTAGCATGGTTTATAGCGTTCATTAATGTTGTACCTTTATAAAGGTAGGTTTGTGGCTCTTCAAAATCTGAGCAATGGTAAATGATTTTGTAAGTGTACATAATTAAAAATTGATGTCTTGTGGTTTGTCTTGTACTAACTCAAAGTTAAAACCTAAGATTTTAAGTGAGTTAATATTGTTTTGAGTTAATGTGCTGTTGCCTGTCAAAGACTGCAAAGCTCCTCTCTGTTTGTCATCAATAACATCTACATAAGTTTGACCGTAAGCTGATCTAGTAGATACTTTAATTGTGTTCATAGTGGTTCTTAAGTTTGGTTTGATTGATCGGTTTGAATCCCGATATTGATATCATTACATGTACTGTTGCCTATTGCAAGGCTTCAATAGAAACTTCCTTGTCTTCCCTTAGTATCACTTAAGAAATTCATCTTTACATTCTGTAACAATAAGACTATGTACCGATAATAAACAAAAATAAAGAGCCATAAAAACTAAATTAAGACAAAATACCAAGAATACCCTATGAATAATATAAGATATATTATGAAATCCTAGTTATATCAATGGTTTTACTAGATATATGGCTTATTTTTCTACAAACAGCGACAGGCTATGGGTAAATTTGTAACGCATATATACGCATAACCCCTTCAAATTTTTGCTCCTAATTTTTTTGGGTAGGAATCATGCAGCAGCAGGTCAAGGGTCCTCCCCCTTAGGTATTCTTAGTGTAATCTTAGTGTGTTCTTAGTGAGTAGAAAGTTGTTCTTTCTCCTATAGTGGTCCCTAATAGAAATCCTTTATGAAACCTTGATCTGAAACGTTAGTATTTCTTATTTGTTGAGGGGTCATACCCATAGCGGATTGAGAGATCGTGTTATTTAAGAGAGAGTTCCAGTTATCTGTGTGTATTGATAACAGTTCATCTTTTCTTTTAGAGATATTTAGGTCTTCATTTTGAGCCATATAGTCTGTCCAGTAAGCAACTGCACCTGCTAGGGAGTCAACAAGGTCATCATGTACTAGGGAACCTCTGTGTCTGGATATTCGTGATAGTTGATAGACAAGTTGTAGTTTAAGTCTTCTTTCTGGTGTCTCTTGAGGGTTAGAACGAAAGTCTTTTTCTATCACTTTGCGATCAATTATGAGCCTATGAGAGTTCATTACAGGTTCTAATGTGTCAATTATGCGTAATTCTTTGGTCTTATTGTTTCTAACGTCTTCAACTTGACATGGGTGGAACCTCATAAGGAAGGGTTTGAGGAGTTCAGCAAACATACCACCACCGAAGTTTTGTTCAACGAGTATTTGATTTATGTTATTGTCTCTGGCAATCTTACTAATTCTTTCCAGAACAGCGTCTGAGTACCCCCCAGAGAGTCCTAAACACTCTGTAACGTATAAATTACCATTAAGCATCTTAACGCAGCTTATAGCGGTCTGATCTTTACCTTTACCAGAGGGGTCAACGAACATAACTGAGCCTGTATATTCTATGAAGTCACCAAATTCTTGAGCAGGTCGGTAGAATCTATCACCATTGAACCCTACGCATTGAAGATCGGTAATGACATATTCGGGATTATTAGACCAGATTATTTTTTCGGGTGCAAATTCTTTATTTACAGAAGCAATTACTAAGTCGTTTATCTTTAAAGGGTATCTGTCTTGATCTGAGAGGGTTGTATCTAGTTGAAACTGTAGATTGAACCCAGAACGACCATAGGAAGCTTCACGTTCCATCAAATCCTGTGCTGAGAACCTTATAGGGTCTACAGGGTCTTTAGGCTTTACAAGCCCTTCTGTGAGCTTTCTGTTGATAATAGGAGCAAGTCTATCTCCATAGTTGTTTTTTAGTTCTGGGTATCTAGCTGTCCATATTCTT